ATGCTAACGGTAAACTTGAACTTGACAAAAATGGAAAACCTGAATGGGATGACTGGATTCCAGTTAACGATTTTGTTCCTGCTAAGACAATAACCACACAAGGCATTGGCGCTAACCAAGAGTACCGATTAGGTAAGCAGGGCGCAGTTGGAGGTACTGGCTCCACCTACTTAGGTTCAGCTTTAACTGCAAACAACGCTGCGGTAAGTGGACGTGCTAGTGGTGCTTTGACTCAAGGCGGTTGGACCCAAGGGGCAGCCTCAGGCGGCTCTTCAGGCGGACCTTCAGGCACTGCTAACTTTGTTAATAATGGTGGCGGTGCAAGTGCTAGCGGACTTAGTGGAATTTCGTCAGACACTAAAAAAGTTAGACCGTAATGCCAGTTGACCCAGGATTAATGACTGATAGTACGGGCGAAGGAATGCCTGGGGCTACTGATGTCAATTTAGTTACGCAAGAAAACATGAAGCAAACGTACTACAATGGTAGTAAGCCTTGCATTGAGTGTGGATTATTGCTTGACCCATATCAGGCGTTAAACACTCAATATTGCCAAACTTGCAATAACCGTAAGGCTTCTAAACTTCTAAAGAATAGGATGGTAGGTTAATGACTGTTCCATATCGTCGTTCTCCAAACGCAGAACTACACGAGGGCTCAACCGACGGTAAGTACCGTAAGCGTCGCCCAAACACCACTGTTGCTAAAGGCATGGGTGACCAGACCGTAATCAAGAATCGCGCTGACCTACATCCTTACATAAACTACGGTTTCATCAATTCCGAAGAACCAAGCAAAGTAAATCCAGGAGCGTAACAATGGGTAAAAAAGCAGAAAAAGTAAAAAAAGTTGTAAAAAAAGCAGCAAAGTCCGTAGCGGCTAATACACCTGAGTGGATTCTTGATGAACCTGACGAGAAAAACAGACTACAACTACGTAAAAATAGAGGTACTCACGTCCCACCAAAAGAACAAAAGTCACCAGCCCGTGCAGAACGCAGTGCGGCACCTTCAACACCAGCAGACCGCGGCGGTGACTCAAACCGCAGACCACCTGCAGATTTCAACAGTCCAGATTTGTTAACGCAAGGCTTGCGTAAAATGAATGGTGGGCGTGGAGCACAAATTATGCCTTCAGCAGATGAAGTACTTCATTATGACCGACAGGGTACTACTCCTCCTACACGTTACATGAACGACTAAGTTTCGGGCAATGATTCCAAAAGTACTAGGCTCAACAGTAACGGGCAGTAAGCCTACGCCTACACCTGGAAAAAGCCCTAGTATTAACGCACCAGCAAAACCAAACGCGCCGAGTGTTCCACCGCGGGACACTGGACAACCTTTTGGCGGACCGTACAATGGTCCTAACACCTCTTACCCTAAAAAAGCATACGGAGTACCTAGATAATGTCTGAATATCAACGTTACGAAGACCAAGGTTCAGAATATCAAGCTAAAGCTACTAAAGAACAATACAAAGTAAACCAAGCAAAAATGATAGAAAAACTTAAAGGAATTGCGGATAAAAACGGTTTTTCCCATAACCACCCAGAAGTTCAAAAAAGTATTGCGCGTTATATAGACCCTGATGACGGTACTCAAAGAGACAATTTAGCCGCATCAAACGCTGTTACTTCTGCTAGTGAAGAGCCGAGTCAAGACTGGTCTGATACCCATGGCGAGTGGTGGTACGCACAGGACCGAAATGACCAGCCAACTGGCGATTTTGCCCAAGATGTTTCACCGCAGTTTGACGGCGGCGAAGGCAGCGGCGCAAATTAAACTTGTTAACTGTGGTAAAATTGGGGTATGGATTTTTCAAGCGCAGTTGATTTAAGTGCAAAAGGTAACGCAGACGAACCAATGATTCGTGTGCTAGTTTGCCGTAATTGTAAGACTATCGAAGAGATGCCAGATTATGATGGCGACCCAGCAACAGATACATTGTTAAATATTCTAGTATCCAAGCATCAACAGCCTGTTGAGCATATTGGTCTGCTTATGAAGTTCCCGTTTAAATACTGGGCTGTGCCTAAAATTCAGGCGGAGATTGTAAAGCAAATTAAGGGCGGTTCCAAAGGTCTGGATGCTTACCAGACCAATTTCTATGCTACCAAGAACCAGTTTGCCGAAGACGCCATGTCCTGCTACAGCGACCATTTACGCCCTAAGGGTCAGTGCGCCGACTACAAGTCCGACAAGAAGCTACTCAAGCCTGATACAGACGTTGAGCGCAAAGAGGCGGGTCTGGCAAAGGCTGGGACAACGGGACCTAAAATCTACCTATGCGACTTCTGCCCCGTAAAATCCTTTAATATGAAGAAGCATAATGAGGAGCAGGGGCTGTATAAGTAGCCCATAGGGGGTAGAATAGAGATATCCCTACCAAGAAGGCGTGGTTATGTTTTTCGAGATTGCATGCTCCTGTTCAGCGTCATTATCGTTGGAAACTACCAAAGAAAAAGAAGACGCGTCTTGGCTACTTATTAACAGATTTATTAACGCGCATGTAGGTTGTGGATTAATGACCCCAATGCCTGATTCGTCGCCTACACAAACAAAACGGTACAACATTGGTGGAACGGGACAGTAAGTGAACTACTACGAAACACTAGCGCAAACCGCACAGCCAGTTGATGTAGAGCAAAGCGAAACGTCATACTTTAGTAAGCCTAACGAGGGGCTAGACCCACGACTGTTTAGAAGCGGTAACTTGCTACCCGCAGTTCGTCAAGCAATACTAACTCTACTTGTGAATCATTTAGAACTAGGGTATAATGAACCTAGTGCGTGGGCAACCGCGTACTTAGCAGGTTCAGGTGTGTCATACCAATGGTCAGCCCACCGTGAGCCCGCCGACCTAGATTGTTTAGTCAGCGTGGACTATGTTCAGTTCCGTCAGTCTAACCAAGAATACAAAGGTTGGTCTGACAAAGAAATTGCATCTGAAATCAATCAGGGATTTAGAAACGAATTACACCCCCGCACCGATAACTTTATGAGTGCGTACGAACTAACGTTCTATGTAAACTTAAATCCCAACATCACAGAAATCAACCCGTACGCGGCATACTCCGTCACTGACGACACTTGGGTAGTGCCGCCAACTAAGGAGCAAGCTAATGTTAGACCAGAATGGGCTAGCGCTATTGAACGCGACCGTGCTATGGCTACGGAAATTATTAAACGATACGCCACAGCGTTAGACCAAGTAAAAAACTCAAAGAACGACGCGATGAGAATTAATGCAGAGGCACACCTAGCCAATGCAGTTCATCAAGGCTCAGCCTTGTATGAAGATATCCACTCATCGCGTTCTTCGGCGTTTAACCCAGGTGGACACGGCTACAATGATTTTGCAAACTACCGATGGCAGTCTGGTAAACAGACGGGCGTAGTTCACGCAATGAAGAAACTACATCAAGTTTCTGCAGAAGCATCCTCACGGTTTTCTAAAGAGACATACGGTATGGAATTACCCGACGCGGCTACTTTGTTAAGGAGAGCGCACCGACCATAAAAGTATGATAGGTTATATCAATAAGTAAAACACAATTGGAGTTAATATGAAACCAAAAGATACCGTTGCTATTGCTTTTGCACACGACCAAAGCGTAGACACTGAGTTTGCACTCAGCCTTATAGAAATTGTCCGCCAACGCGGCAAACGTGTAGGCAGTTATTACTGCGTAGAGGGCACAGGGTTACTGGCTAAAAGCCGTAACATTATGGTTAAACACTTCCTAGATAACACAGAAGATGACTGGTTATTTATGGTAGACGATGACGAGCGCATTCCGTTACAGTCGTTTGACTTACTTGTAGCAACTGCAGAGCAGAACGAGCGCCCAATAGTCGCAGGTCTGTACTTTGCCGCATTGTGGGAAGGTCTAAACCTCCGACCAGTGCCACTTATTTTTGACCAGTCAGAGAACGGTTCAATTAACCCAATTGATTCCTACCCACACGACTCAGTTATTCCTGTTGTAGCGGCTGGTACAGGCTGTCTATTAATGCACCGCTCAGCCTTGCAGAAGATTCGCGACGCCCACGATGAGGGTAATCAGGACTGGTGCTGGTTCCAAGACGGACCTATCGGGGGTAACAAGTGGCTATCAGAAGACCTATCGTTCTGCGCCAAGTTACAGCAGTTTGGTATCCCAATGTTTGCACATACAGGCGCAATTTTACAGCACCACAAGATGATTTGGATTGACGCACCTATG